TGTCAATTTCTTCATTTCTTTTTCTCTCTTTTATTAGAGGTATAATCCAATGATCTGAATGATCATGCGGATCGTCCGATTTCTTTGGGGATGTATTTGATTCCTGCGATGTTTCCGTTATAGAATTTAGGCTTGTCATTTGAATCCCTCATAGTCAACACATCTAGTTTGTGTTGAATATTAGCTTCACCATAAGATAAACCACCACGAGTGTTGTATATCATTATTATAGTGAAGGAGAAGTTATCTTTGCCGTGCTTACTCAGATCGAGATTAAGCTCGGCAGAAGAGCCGGTATAGTTCTTCCAGTTAGTTTCAGTACCATACCTATAGTTAGGTGTTTTAACTCCTTTCCTAACGTAATTTTTCTTTCCACCATGCAGAAAGTTTTTCTTACCTACATAATATCGGTCATCCAGAATATTATGTATGAGGTAAACAAAGCCATGCAATCCAGTGATATCTAGCGGGTCTTGTGTTTTCCAATGACCTTGGTTATCGTATAGCTTGTATGACTTTATTTGTTTTAATAGACTACTCAGATCCATCGTAGTAATCTAGCACTGCTTCGACTGCTTCTTGTAGATCATAGTGTACCTCTGTTGCATAGGTGTAAATAAAGGGGTGTTTAAATTGACCTGGATCTACCAAGACAATAATAACTTTACCCCATTCTTTAGCCTTAGCCACCTCCATAACAGTACCCCACTTCTTTCCGGGCATACTATCTCTGAGATCAGCTAAGATTACTTTAGAGTTCTTTATATCTAACATATCTTGAGCTTCAATACGCTTGAGCTTGTTATATGTAGATATATCTGCATCATCATAGTTCTCTGATAGATGCAAAGGTATTCTTCGTGTAGGATGTAGACACTTGATATCAAACTCTTGTAGAGCTTGATCAACATACTCTCGCCAGTCCATCATGTCAGAAGTACTAACATGTTCCATAGCTCCAGCAGTATATACATAGTCACTCATTTTATTTACCTTCTTTCTTAGGGACTCTAACGAAACGGTTAGCCCAAAGTATTTGAGCTAACTGAGTTACATAGTATTGAGTGTTGTACTCAGGAAGGATCCATGCTGGACCATTCCTGGTATCAACTTTAATTAGTTTAGCTGGCATTAGAAGTCTTCCCCAGCACCGTCATAACTAACGTAGTCAGTGATTTGCATGGCAACCAGCATAGCTGATACGCCTTTCTTACCTGCCATTTCCCAGTCATAGGAGAATATCTTGATGTGACCTTTAGAGCCATTGCCCATGCCTTTAATTTTACTTGGAGCCATTTCTTCTTTATCAGTATCAACAACCTTAGGGGGCTCTTGTGGTTCACCATTGGCTTTAACTGCTTTACGTTTAATATTAGCGTAATAACCGTTATCTCCCTTCTTCATCTTGACACCAGCAGACTCTAGCTGTGCCTTAGTTGCATCGTTATTTGTAACCACCTGTACATCCCACTGGAGTGTACCGAAAGGTGAATGTTTATCAACCAGTTTAGGCCAGTTGAATGTTACGTCACGTACTACGATTACTTGATTAGCCATTATATATCTTCCTTATGTTAATGGATTGTGATTATATCAGAGTATAGCTCTACTATAAGCTGGTTGATTACTTCTGATACATTTTCTTCATTGACCTCATGATTTATATTTAGATCAAACAACTCTGAGGACATTATAGTTGTTTGGTTTTCTAAGACCTCCCAGTAAACCGGGAAGTCTTTGTAGTGATGTAGTGATATCACTTTAAGATTCATTTTCTTGCTCAATTACCTTGACAAGATAGTTAGCATACCATTGTATCTTCTTGGCATCCTGTAACTTAGCATCTTTCTTACCCAGACGAGTGCTATACTTAAACACTTGACCGAGGATATGAGATGTAACACCTGTGTGGTGTGATAGAATATAGGACATAAGATCCATATACTCTAAGCCATCCGGATAATTACCCGGTGGAATTACTTTATAGTGAGCAGGATTAATTACTTGATCTTGCTCATCATTATCCATGTCAGTAAACTTACCGTGGAATACAGGCTCCTTTCGTTTCTTATTAAACTCCTTGATATTTTCTTTATCAAGATCTGATAGCTCGTCAAGCAAGAATTTAGTTTCAAAGCTTGTCTTAGCATGCATCAGTTGCTCTAGTATTTTCTCACGAGTCATAGTGTATCCTTAGTTTAGAATGAAAAATATCAGTCCCTTTTAA